CTGGCGCAGAGGGCCAGGGCGAGGGAGGTGAGAACTTTCTTCATGCGCTACTCCTGAGGTTTAAACGACTGACGGGGGAATTACTGGACCGGGACGCCGACCAGATCGGCGCTGCCGACGCCCTGGGAATCGGCCGGGGGTGCCTGCCGGCGCTGGTTCTCCTGGGCGATCTCGTTGCCCAGGCGGGTCAGGAGGTTGTAGCTCCGCTCGGCCGGGAGCTTGCCCAGGCCCTGGAGGACGACTTCAAGTTCTTGCTGGTCGAAGACCAGGGTGTAGGGGTCGCGGATACCGGGCACGTTCAGGCTCCAAAGATGTCGGGGCGAAGCAGCGAGGGCTTCACGTTGAAGAACTTGGCGATCTCCATCGCCCGGGGGATCGGCAGGGGGTAGTTGCGGTCGGCGCGGCACAGCCGCTCCCACTTGTAGAGGGATTGTGGCGCGACAGCCATGTGCCGCGCAAGGTCGGACTTGTTGCGCTCGCCCATCTTCTCGCGGACCAGCCACGTCAGCGGGTGGCCGCTGGTGGTCTTGCCGTCCGGCATCTCCCGGGGGAGCTTGACGATGGCGAGGCGCGAGCCTTCGGGGCGGCTGGCGGGGGCTTTGGGCTTTCTCATTTCGATCCCTTGAGACGGTTGAGGATGGCTGACTGCAGATCGGACTTGTCGACGAGCGCCTTGGCGATGTCCTCGTCAACGGTGTCCTTTGCCGTCAGGTAGTGTATCACCACAGGCTTCGTTTGACCCTGGCGGTACACCCGGGCGTTGGTCTGGATATGCTCCTCAAGGTTCCACGTCAGGCCGAACCAGCAGACAGCGTGCCCGCCCGCCTGGAGGTTCAGGCCGTGGGCCACCGAGGTCGGGTGGACCAGCAGGACCGGGACCTCGCCCTTGTTCCAGGCTTCGACCGTGGCGTCGGCCTGGGTGCGGCTGACGCCCCCGCCCAGGTACGGCACGTTGGTGCCCTTCGGCAGGACGCTGGCGAGCTTCTCGCGGATCGCCGGCACCTCGTGCAGGAAGGCGACGGCCACCAGCAGGGGCGTGCCCGACTGCTCCTCGACGAGGTCGGCCAGGGCGTCGAGCTTGGCGTCGTGGACGTGGACCGAGCCAGTCTCGTTGTAGGCCCAGCCATTGGTGATCTGGCGGAGCTTCATCGTCGCGGCGGCTGCCGTCACGGCCGTGAGCTTCTGGTCGCCGACCTGGGCGACGAGGTCGTCGGCCAGGGACTTGTAGACCGAGCGCACGGCCTTGGGAAGCTCGACCGGGATCACGTTGTAGGTGATGGCCGGCATCGTCAGGTAGTCCTCGGCCTGGAGCCTGAGGGCCACGTCCTTGATGGCGGCCGTGATCATCTGGGCAGCGCCCGGCCTGACATGCCACTCGTCGATGGTGCGGCCGCCACCGATCCGCAGCGGGGTCGAGTACATGAAGAGGCGACGAAAGTGGGTGATGAACTTGCCCAGGCGCTTGCCGTCGTCCACGATCTGCATCTGGGCGAAGAGGTCCTCGATGCCCTGGGGCGCGACGGTGCCGGTCAGGATCGTGCGGCGGGGGAAGAGCGGGAGGATGGTCTTCAGGGCCTTGAAGCGGACGCTCTGGCCGTTCTTGAAGCGGGTCGACTCGTCGACCGCCAGCAGGCCAGGGATGTTGCCGAAGAGCCCCAGGCTACCGTTCAGCATGGCGACGAGCCACGCCACGTTCTCGGGGTTGATGAGGTAGATGTCGGCCTTCTTCTCGATGGCGGCCAGCCGCTGGGCGGCCGACCCGTGGATGATGGACACCTTGAGGTGCTTGAACTGGTCCCACTTGGCGACCTCTGCCGGCCACGTCAGGTACATCGGCCGCAGGGGCACGATGACCAGGGTCGCCTGGATCAGGTCGTGGAACTGCAGCACGCAGTGGGCGGCCAGGGTGACGGCCGTCTTGCCCATGCCCGGGTCGAGCAGCAGGGCAGAGCCCGGCTTGTCGCAAACGAGGGAGATGGCCTTCTGCTGGAACGGGAGCGGGTTGTACTGCATGGCTCGCTTTCAACTACTGAGCCTGCAGTCTACAGCAGCCTGGAGCTTCAAGTCAAGCTCCAGCTTGAACTGGAGTGTGGTGTGGATCACGCTGACCGGGTGGCCCAGGTGCTGGTACTCCTCGTGGACCACCTTCTGCCTGGGCGTGAGGCGGCCGTTTAGCTGTTTAAACTCGACGAGCCAGCACCGCTCGTTGGGCAGGAAGAAGATGCGGTCGGGGTCGCCGACGATGCCCCCCTGGAGCTTCGCCGACCGGACCTTGCGCGAGGTGGCGTGGGCCCGGCAGGCCCGCTCCAGGGACGCCTCGCTCATGCCAGCGGCTTCAGCACCACGCCGAAGTCGCGCGACTCGATGCTGTCGAGCATGAACGTCCAGGCTTTCGGGCCGCCCCCACGCTTGCGGAGGTTCTGCTTCGGGCCGATGACTTGCCGCATCGCCTCGGCAACGCGCCGGCCGACAGCCCTGTCCTCGGCACGCAGGCCCAACAACTGGCCGATGTCGGACGCCAGGACGCTGCACTCGATGCAGTACCGCTCGGGGTCGGCCTCGCGCTTCTGGACTTGGGCCTGGAGCATGTCGAGGATGCCGTCAGGCGACTGGAACTTCTCGTTGTGTTCGATCTGCTGGACCATCTCGGCATCGGTCAGCCACCACTGCTCGCCGGCCTTCCACCACGAGTGGACCTGGGCCCAGAACTGCTGCATGTTGACACCGTGCATCGGGTTGCAGCAGTCGACCCAGAGGGTGGCGAAGCGGCGATTGCCGGTTGTATCCTGAAGGAATTCATCGTCGTTGACGCTGGCACAGAAGGACGTGCAGCGCGGCCGCTTCAGCCACTCGCGCGAGTAGGGCAGCCGGTACTCGTCGACCATCTGGGACAGGAACGCCTTGAGGCTGCCCACGGCCGTCTTCTTGAACGTGGTGTCAAGCTCGCCAAGCTCGACGATCATGCCCTGCAGCGCCTCGTGCTTGCTGTCGCGGGCGGCCCCACCGTCGAGGTTCAGGTGCTTGCCCTCGACAGCGTAGCCTGGGGCGAGGGCCTTCAGCCAGCGGGTCTTGCCGATGCCCTGGGCACCGGCCAGGACGAGGCAGAGGCTCTTCTGCTCCTCGCGTCTGACCTCCCAGCCGCAGGCTGCCTCGACAGTTTGTAATGCCCAGCGACGAAAATAGGTCTGGAGCAGGTCGGGGGTTGGCGAGGCGACCGATGCCAGCAGGGGCTCCAAGCGATCCTGGCCGTCCCAGGGCTTCGACTCGATCCAGTCCTTGGCCGGGTGCCAGTACCGGCTGGCCGCGATGACGGCAAGGTTGTCGTCCAACTGGGATCGGCTGGTGATGCCGACGTGGTCGAAGGCATCGCGCACGGCACCCGTGACCAGCCGGTCGCGCTCGTGGTGGGTCATCACCCCGAACCGGGCCACGTCGATCCGCTCGGGCAGGATGTAGCTCGTGGCCCCGCTCATCAGGTTCAGCCTGGGCTGCACGCCCAGGTAGACCAGGGCGGCCTCGACGTTGCGGACGGTGTTGCGCTGGATGGCGGCCGGGATGCCCTCGCCCTTGGCCCGGTAGTCCGGCAGCACCTTGGGGTCGATGCCGCCCAGGGCTTCACCCAGGGTGATGAAGGTGTAGGGCTGGGAGGTGTCGCGGAAGGGCTCGACCGGTGGCACCGTGCCGCGCAGCGCCTGGAACATCTCGCGTATCTTCTCCGGGTCCGGCCCCAGGCCGGGGGCTCCCTGCTCGGTGGCCCAGGCCAGGAACCGCTTGCGGTAGGCCGACTTGTCCAGGCCGTGCCCGTGGTGACACTCAAACTGCGAGCGGCCGGTGTGGCTGTCGCCCATCGGCAGGAACTTCGCCTCGTCGCGGCCATCGGTATGCTCGTCGGCGAAGGGGCACTCGATCTCCCAGTAGCCACCGGAGGTGGGGTGGCGCACCATGCCCCGGTCGTCCAGCCACTTGAAGAGCGGGTCTTCAACCCCCGCCTTCGGCCGCTCGCCCGTGTCCTTGATGCGCTGGGCGGCCGTGCCGGGCACGATCTTCAGCGCCTTGACCAGGGTGTTCAGCGTGTAGACGAGGTCCTTGTCGAACGAGTGGAGGTGCGCCCTGAAGTTGTCCTTGCCCGGCTTCTGGTTGACGCTGTCGGGTATGCGGAAGATGCGACAGGCCCGGTTGACACCTGGGTCTTGAAGCCCCGCGTCGATCAAGCCGGCGAAGAGATCGTCGGCCTTCTCGATGTCCGGCTCCCAGGTCTTCAGCATGAAGCCCCACTGGAAGTTGCCGGGGCTCGTCTCCAGCACCCAGGTGGGGGCGGCCAGAATCCTGTCGGCCTCGACCTTGGTGCCGACATCGTCCAGCACGATGGCCCGCACCGCCACCATATTCTCGTGCTTGCGCAGCCTGGGGTGGTTGCTCGCCCCGGTCGAGAAGTACCAGGGGCCGTCGAGGTACTGCTCGTGCCACGTCTCGGCGGGGAAGGTGCCTCGCGGGCTGTGCTGCGCGACTTGGAAGTGGGACCCCTTGGGGATGCCGTCGCGCAACGTGAGCAAAAAATTGAATTGCTCTGTGCTAGAGTCCATTTCGTTTGCGCTCCTGAAGATGTGAGAGTCCGAAGGTGGGAAGAGCCCCAGGGTGGAAGCCCTGGGGCTTTTTTCATTTACCGTACCGCTTGGCCGTCCTGAGACTGCAGTCGAGCGGGAAACCAGACAACCATTCTGGCACCCTTTTCATCTCGCCCCTGAGTACCTCGGACGCGGCATCGGCAACGCCGACATCGCACTCCAAGATGATCTCGTCGTGGGTGTGACCGATCACCTCGGCCCCTGCCGGCAACGCGACGTTTACACGCTCCACGCAGTCGCGCAGCAGGGCCGCGCAGATGGCCTGGGTGGTGTTCTCGGCGAACAGACCGTGCCAGATCGGCGTGTCCGGCTTGAAGCCTGAGGGCAGGGTCTTGGTGAACGTGAGCTTGCTGTTGTAGGCGTCAAGCTCCTGGCCGTGGTACTCGTGGCTCTGCGGCCGCCTGCCGTGCATCGCCTTCAGCCGGTGCGGGCTGCCCTTGCCGCCTGCCGGCACCACCATCACCTCACCGACCACCCCGTGGTAGTACAGGGTGGTGCCGCCAGGGAGATCGCAGGCGATGCTGACGGTGCCGGGCAGCAGCGGGGTGATCTGGCGGTAGGCGATCTTGCCGTGCTTGCTGTCCATGCCGAGGGCCGTCTTCAGGAACGCCTCGTGGAGCCCCTGGCTGTAGTGCCCGGCCCACTCGTTGGCCTTGCGCCAGACCTTGACGATGTGCGGGGGGTTGGGGAGCTTGATGCCGAACTTCGACGCCATCCGGCGCAGCGCACCCTCGCCCCCGCCGAACTGCAGCGACAACTCGGCGACCTTGCCGGTCTGGCGCTGGTCATCGGTGGCGGCCTCGGCGGCCACGCCGAAGATGTCGTGCGCGTTTACACGGTACACGTCGATGCCCTTGCTGTAGAGGGCGAGCTTGGCGCGAGCGCCGGCCAGCCAGGGCATGCCGCGTGCCTCGACCGACGCCCAGTCGCCCCAGACCAGCACCTTGCCCGGCCGGGCCATGATGCAGGGCCGCAGCAGGCTCGCCAGGACGTGCATCGTCTGGCCGGGTACGTTGTGGGCCAGGACGCCCGCCACGGCCGCCTGGAGGTCGGCAGGGGCCTCCCTGGGCAGGTTGTGGACCTGCACCCCCCGGCTGGAGTACCGCTTGGTCTGGCCGGCTCCCCAGCACAGGTACGAGCCCTCGGCCCGGTGGCCGTCCGACGTGCGGGCGGCCATCTTGGTGTACTTGGAGACGCTGGCCTTGCCCGCGTCGTTGATCATCTCAAGGACCATCACCACGTCGGGGTCGGCGTTCAGGCCGTCCTCGCTGTCCAAGAATGCCAACCTCGCGGTGGCGTCGGTGGAGACTCGGACTACATCGTTCTTCTCGCGGTCCTTGGAGTAGGTGACGAAGTGGCGGGCGAAGACCTCCTCGCCCAGCACCCGGTGCAGCCACGCCTTGATCCTGGCGTGCTGGTTGACGCTCGTAAGCTCCTCCCCGGTCGCCCAGTGCAGCACTGCGGAAAGCTCCCGCTTCTCCAGATCACCGTAGCTCGCGGCGGCCTCGGCGAGCTTGCGGTCGATGGGCAGGCCCCTGTCGTTGATGATCTCGGTCAGCAGGTACTCGGACTGCTCGACCTCGGTCAGGGGCTCAAGCTGTCGACCGATGAGGCGCTCGCTCTTCACGTCGCCCCGGCAGTAGTCGAGGAGGTCCTTGAATTCGGAGTCGCTGTCGGCCCACCCTCCAGTCTTCAGCGGCTGCGACCAGCGCATCATCAGGGCGGTCCCCCGACGCTTGACTGCGAGGTCGGGAGCTTCCCCCAGGAAGTCCAGGGCCGTCTCCAGCTTGCCCGGCAGGCCGCGCGCACGAGCGAGGGCGGCCGTGCAGCGGAACCGCTCCAGGGGCACCTTGATGCCCAGGACGTGAGCCAGGATCAGCCGCTCAAACTGGGCGTTCCAGGCGTGGACCTCGCAGGCCGGGTCGTGCAGGGCGTCCCAGAGGGCGTGCGGCACGTCCATGTTGTCTCGGGCGTCCCAGTGCCGCACCTGACCCTCGCCGATGGCCCAGGCCGCGCACAGGACCGAGGTCGTGGGGTGCCGGGCATAGACGTAGGCACCGGCCGCGTCGAGGTCGCATTCCGACCGAGTCTCAAAGTCGAGGTGGAGCTTCATGGGCCGATTCCAAAATTGAAAAAACCCGCTTACGGGGATGTTGTAGCCTCAGGCTCAATTACCCGTAACGAAAAGGGCCAGGGAGTGACCCCTGGCCCAGGTCGCCTACGCTGCGCGGCGTGCCTTGCCGGCCTTCTTGGCGGTCGGGATTTTCTTCGCCACGCCGACACGCTTCTTCGGCTCGGGCTCGGGCTCGGGGGCGGCCTTGACCGTCGCAGCGGCCGGCAGGGTGGCGTGCCACTCGACCACGGTGAAGACCGGGGTGTAGATGCGCCCGTAGGTCTTGTTCTTGTGCTTGTAGCTGTCGCACGAGAGCGAGACTTCGGCAATCATCCGGCTGGGGTCGGCGTGGAACTGGGCGAGGTACTCCTCGGCCAGACCGGCGAAGGCGTTGATGCCGCCCACGCTGGTGGTGCTGTAGACGAGCTTCTCGCCCGCCAGCAGCACGCTCATGCCACGCACCTCGGACCAGGGACGGCCGTTCTCGGGGGTCTTGGCTGGGCGATCCGGCAGCGGCTGATCCATGCCGGCGATGACATCGCCCAGCAACTCGGACGACACACCCGCGAGGTCGGTGTCGGCCCAGGACTGCCACCCGTGGACGAACCCGTTGGGGTCGATGAAGACGTGGTCTTCCTCGGTGACCTCTGTCTCGTCGGTCCCGTAGGACCACTGGCCGTCCTTGCCCATCTTCAGGAAGCCGACGCGGGTGGAACCCGCACGCTTCATGTTGGTGACGACGCTGGCCGCGAACTTGGCCGGATCGAACTTGATGACTTCTCCACCCATGACTATCTCCTGTGTTTCAGCAGTGCAAAATTCGCCATCAGCTTGCCATGCGGCTTTGCTTCAGACTCCAAGGCCACGAGAGGAGCCTGGGGCTTGCCCTTGCTCTTCACGAGGTTCGACCCGGAGGATACAGCAACGATGAGGCTCGTCAACTCCTCCGGTAGTTTCGGGTGGGCCTTCTCGGCCATCGCCGGGGACATCAGCTTGTCCTGCCAGATTTTGATCTTGCGCTTGCGTGCGATCTCCAGCACCTTGTCCTCGTCGGACCACGAGCGGGTTGCCCGCTTGGGCTTCAATTCCCAGCCCGGGATCGGGTGGCCGCTGCAGGCGAGGTCGTGAGCCACCTCGCGCAGGCTGTCGAGCCACTGCTGCATCAGGTCGGCCTTCTCCAGCCAGTAGCCCAGGCGGTCGGGACGAAGCTCGCGCACCACCACCGGCAGCGCCTCGACGACGTGGCCCATGAGCTTGGGGCAGACCGGCTTGGCCTTGCAGAACCGGCAGTGGTCGCCGGGCTCAAGCTGGAACGAGCCCTCCACGGCCGCCTGGATGGCAGCCAGGGCCCTGACGCCCCACGCCTCGACGTGCTTGCTCGTCGTCGTCCACGTCTTCACCGGCCGCTCCTCGTCGGTCGGCTGGGCGATGGTCAGCCGCACGGTCTTGGGGTGCCACGTCTTGCGCTGGTTCAGCACCATGAAGGCGTAGCAGAGCAACTGGTCGTTCTCCTCGGGCTCGACCATGATGCCAGCCCCGGTCTTCAGGTCGACCACCTCCAGCCAGTCGGGGCCGATGCCGACGAAGTCGGGCGTGCCGAAGAGGAGCTTGTCGTACTCCTGGCGCACCTCGATCTCGTAGCGGTTGCAGCGGGGCTTCAGCGCCTCGCAGTGGGCGAGGTAGGGCAGCAGGAAGGCGTAGTCCTCGGCGCTCGCCACCGGGGTGGCCTTGGCGGGGTCCTGGCGCAGGTAGGCAGCGGCCACGTCGTGCAGTCGGGTGCCCTCGTCGGCGTACTCGCTGGAGGGGGCATCGGGCAGTTGGAGCCCCAGGCCGAAGGAGCCCTGGCAGTTGAGCCAGCGGGTGGCGGCCGAGGGGGCGAAGGGTGCGTGTGCGCTCATGGTTTAAACAGTCAGAGTGGAGGGGCGGGGAAGAGGAGGGCGATGATCGAGGGCCACAGGCCCAGGTCGGCGATGATCTGGCAGCCACCGACGAAGATGGCGAAGCCCAAGAAGGCACCGCCCAGGATGCGGAGGAGGAGGTCTTTCATGTTGCTCCAGTTGGAGCCCGAGTGTAGCCTCGGGCTCCTGGGGTTGTCAATCAGCCGAAGGCGACACCGTCCTCGGCATGGCAGACCGGGCAGGACATCTCGCCCTCGACCTGGGCGATGGTCTTGGCGGCCATGCGCCAGACTGCGCTGCAGTGGCCGCACTCACACTTGATCATGCGGGTCGACTGCTTCTTGCGGCTGCTCAGGTCCAGGCCACGGTGGGGGTAGGCACCGTGCTTGTCGCTGACCACCTTGGCGATGGCGCTGGCGACCTCGACCGGAGGCTCCATCTGCGTGGGCTTGCCGACGCAGCCGATGCTCTTGGCGATCTTGACGAAGCCGGCCTTGTGGCCGCTCTTGCAGTCGTCGACAGCGTGGGCAAGCTCGTGCATCAGGATCGAGACGGCCCTGGTGCTGTCCTCGATCTTCGGGCTGATGAAAATCTCGTTGACGCCAGCCTGGGACATCTTGCGGGCCCAGCACTCGCCGATGCGCTTGCGGGCGCTGCCGCCACCCGGCCAGGAGCAGGACACCTTGACGGGCGGGAACGTGACCGAGGGGGTCGCCTGGGCGACAGCTTGAACTGCGGCCTCAAGCCACTGCTCGCGGGTGAACGTGGCGACGGGGGCGGGGGACTTCTTCATGGATTTGCTCCGGTGGTTTAAACGAGAGTCTCGATTGTAGACCCAGGTTTAAACGCGCGTCGCTACCGTTCGTCGGATGCCTGCCTCGACGTTCCGTAAGGCTCGCCAGTCGGACGAGCTTGCCGAGACGACGTATAGGGCCCCGTTGGACAGCGTCAGCTTGACGTGGCGCTCGCCCCCGCCGCTCTGGCTGACGATCAGGCCCTCCTTCTTCAGGCGCTTCAGCGTCTGCTTCATTTCCTTGTGCATTTGCAATTCCCAGTGACGTTAATCGACCCGGAGGGAGCCTGGGGCTTGGTGGCCCTGGCCTTGCGACGGGCCAGCATGCGGCTGAATTCGGCGATCTTCTCCAGGGCCCGCTCCTTGCGAGTCGGCGGGGGCTCGGCGTCCCAGTCGAGGTCGAAGTCCATCCAGTCGAAGTGGTCGAGGAAGCTCATCGCTTGCCCCTGGCGGCCTTCTTGGCCTTCTTGGCGGCCCAGACGCGGGCCTTGACCGCCTGCTCGTAGATGCCCTGGATGTCGACCTCCTCGCGTTGCCTCAGGCCCTTGCAGCGCAGGATCAGCAGCGGGCCGTCCAGGGTGGCGATGATCTGGCGGTAGCCCTTGTCGCGGGTGTAGGCCATCGTGATCCGCGTCACCGGCTTGCTGGTGTCGGTGAGGCTGCTCATGCCAGCACCTCGATCCAGGGCTGGATCATCCCGTTGGCGTTCCACGTCTCGGCCGGCATGAAGTAGGCCCAGTCGTCGTGGCGGGTGAAGACCTGGGCGAAGGTCAGCGGCGTGCGGGCCATGTACCAGACGGTCGGCGACAGCTTGACCGCCGACTTGGGCAGCGCCCTGGTGACGTGCTTTCGCATCGTCAGGGTCTGGTCGGGCTGCTTGTGGCTGGACGCCAGGACCTTGATGACATGGGCCCTCATGGGTATACCCCGCCAGCGCCCGATTCATCAACCTCGTCGTCAAGCTCCAGCACCACCTCGGGCTCGTAGGGGTCCAGGCACGGGGCCGGGTTCAGGCTGTGCTTGTTGGCGAAAACGAAGTTCACCTCCCTGGTGTGGCTCAGGTTCTGGAAGCGCCGGATGTACTCCAGGGTGGTCATGCCCATGTACCACTGGGGGAAGCCTCGGGCTTCGTTGCTGCCGCCCCAGTTGGGGTCGAGGAGGTTGGCCTGCCGGCGCTTGCAGACCTCCTTGAAGTTCTTCAGCGCCTTCGATTGCCTGCACATCAGATGCACTCCACGGGGACGATGCGGTAGCCATTGCGGGTGGCCCAGTCCTCGGCCATCTTGCGGACGGTGGTCGGCAGGGCGAAGGGCTCGGTGCGGTACGAGTGGGCGTGGGGGCCCCGCTCGTGGTAGTCCTGCTCGCTGACCACGTCAGCGGTCCAGCAGCGGACGCCATGCTTGGCGGTGGAGACGTAGGCTTTCATGGGGTTCTCCTGGCCCCCCGGAGGGGGCGGTTGGGGTTAGCTGAAATACTTGCCGGCGCAGATCGGGCCGATGCCGCGCTCGATGCTCTCCGGGTCGGTCAGGTCGCGGCCGCAGATCGAGCAGTTGCCCGACGCCTTGCCGTACAGGACCGCAGCGGCCTCGGGGTCCTGCTCGATGGCCGCGAGCTTGGCCTTCAGGTCGTCGCCAGGGTTGCCCAGGCGGCCCGTGAAGATCACCAGTTGGCCGTTCTCGATCTTGCCGACCACGCCCTCGCGGTGGGCGACCTTGACCCAGCACAGGCTGTCACCGTTCTTGCGGGCGATGGTCAGGCCGTCGAAGCGGAGCTTGGCGAGGCGCTGCATGAGGGCGAACAGCTTAGGCAGGGCCATCGGGTACGCCTTGGGCTCGGGGGCCGCCACGGGGGCTGCAGGGGCCTGGGTGAAGTCGCGCTGCACGGGGGCAGCCTCGCGGGGCTTGGCCCAGGCGATGAGCTTGTCGGCGTAGCTGGCCTGGGCGTCGCTGACGAAGGAACCGAACCGCTCCAGCTTGGCGGCCATGTCGAGGGCGGCCGACTGCGAGCGGATCGTGAAGTCGTCCTGGCGCGGGCGACGGGCGAACTGCGCGGCGGCCTGCTCTAGGGCCTTGACCTTCTCGGCGACCGAGGAGTCGACAGCGGGCGCTGCCGGGGCAGCGGTCGGTCGAAGGATGGCAGCGACCTTGTTGACGGGCAGGTAGTCGGCGGGGTTGAAGCTCATGATGGTCCTTGTTGAGGGTGCCGGGATGGCCTCGCCATTATAAGCCCGAGGCTACATCCCTTGTCCCTACCGTTCGTCGCCTTTGTGTTCGTCGGCCCACCCGTGGCAGGCCGGGCTCGGGTGGACCCCGTTGGCCTCGACCAGCTTGACGATGCAGTGGGGGCAGCGGAACCCGTACTCCAGATCGCGGCCGATGTTCCAGGCCGTCTGGCGGCTGCCAGTGAAGACGTGGCGGCCACGCCAGAGGGTGGTGAAGCGGACCCCATCGGGCTCGCGGACGACGTGCATGACTAATTCTCCGTAACGTAATTCGACTGGGAACCGGGGGCTACATCGCCCTGGACAGGGCCAGGGCGACCGCCAGGACGACGATGACGCCGACCCAGACGCGCAGGACCGTGCGCCGGCTGACGCGCGGGCCCTCCAGGGCGCAGGCGTAGTGGACATCGGGGACTTGCTCGCCCAGGCGTCGGCTGAAGCGGGTGCCCATGCCAGAGTCGTGAAGGGTGGTGATCATCGCGGTCCTCGCTTGGTGATTTCGTCCCAGTGGCTGTGCAGCACCTTGGCTGCCTCGCCCGGGTCTGCCCACATGGCGTCCTTGAGGCGCTCGTGCAGGGCATGGTTGGCCTTGATCATCTCGCGGTCGCGGCGCTCGCGGTCGCGGGCGTCGATGATCGGGATGACGATGAGCTTGAACACCAGGGCGACGACGCCCATGACGGTCACCACGAGCCAGAACCACTGGAAGAAGCCCCAGGCGCTCATTGCCGTCCCTTTCGCACGTTGACGCCGAAGTCCTCGGACATGAGGGCGATGGACGCCTTGAGCTTGCGGTCCTCCTCCGCCCGCTGCTCCTTGGTCAGCGTGTAAACGGTCGAGGTCTTGATCGGGTTGCGGCAGGCGTTGATGACCCAGGCCACGAGGGCCAGGAGCAGCAGCGGCCAGATGTTGGCGAGCGTGGCGAAGATGTAGGCGATGAGGTCCATGTGGTCCTTTCAGGCGTTGATGGTCTGGGCGATGCGAAGCAGGGCCTCGCGGTCGGTGATGGGGCGCTCGGCCTGCTCCAAGTAGGTGCCGGTCTGGCGGTCGAACAGGAACAGGTTCCAGTGGACCGGGCGGCCGGGGAGCATGACCTCCTTGACGATGGCGGTCTTGTAGGTCTGCTGGTGCCTGCCCGTGCCCTGGCAGGCCGGGCAGTCGAAGACCTCGCGGCCGTTGATCTTGCGGGGCTCGCATGTGTAGCCATCGCCACCGCAGTTGCGGCAGTCGACGCTGATGGTGATGCTCGGCATGTGTAGCTCCAGGGTCAGTCGATGTTCTCGCCGATGTGCGTGGCGATGTCGTCGATGTAGTCGGCGTAGAAGTCGTCCTTGTCGTCGGTCTCCCGGTAGTCCTCGGGGTACTCCTCGCGGGCGTTCTGCTTGGCCTCGGTGAGGAAGGGCCGGAACAGCTTGCGGATGGCGACCTCGCGGGCCTTCTCCTCGGGGTGCGACATCTCGACCAAGCAGAAGGTCAGCAGGCGGCCGCCCAGGTCCTCGCCGACCTGTTCCCACATGCGATGCTCCCAGTCGCTGCGGAGCAGCCCGTGGGCGGCCTGGATGGCACGCACGGCAGGGGCAGCCTCCTCCCTGCGGACCCGACGGCCGCGCTCGTCGATGACAGCTTGGCTCGCTCGCGCGGCGGCCGCGTCGTTCTCCTTCTGGCGCTCGGCAGCGAAGGCGACCATGTTGGGCACGCCCGAGTAGCTCATGGTCGAGCGGACCCAGACGCTGGGGTCCTTGGTCGGGTGCATCGGGTAGACGTTCAGGAGGTTGTACTGGCCGGGCTCGACCTCGTAGACCTCGGTGCGCTCCATCGAGCGGCCGGGCTCGGCCTCGATGGGCGACTTCAGCGTCAGGGTGATGCGGGTGGGCTTGGGCTTGCTCATGTGATGCTCGCGGTTGGTGCGGTGCGGATTCTGGGGGCTGGAGACTGGGGCTGTCAACCCCCCTCCTCGTCGTAGCCGCGCATGCGGCGCTCGCTCTCCTCGGGGCTCGGGTTCGCCCACGGGTCGGGCGTGGTGTCGACCGACAGGTAGCAGAGGAGCAGCATGGCCGCGAGGAAGCCCAGGAGTACAAGGAGGGTGAACATGCAATTCTCCGTAGCGTTAATCGGTCAGCCGACCACCGAGGGCTCGGCAGCCGGGCCGGTCTTGCGGGCCTTGGCGGCCTTGACCTGAACGGGCACCACGCTGATCGAGCAGCACAGCCAGTCGAGGTTCCTGGCACCGGCTGCCTTGTGGGCAAGCTCGGCGTCGTGGTGGTACGAGATGACGCTGGGCTTGGCCCGCTCGCGGCAGACCTTGTCGAGGTACTCGGCGGTGTAGTGGCTGGTGTGCTTGCCCTTGGCGATGCGCTCACGGTACTCGGCCTCGCGGAACGAGTGGGCGACCAGCGCCCAGGTGTAGTTGCGCTCGGTCTTGCGGGTGCCGACCTCTTGGCCGTTGAACAGGACTTGCAGGGTCTTCATGGTGTAGCTCCGGGGTGGTGGTGGGTGAGGGATCAGTGGCGACGGTCGGCCTTGGCGGCCACGGCCAGGAAGCGGGGCAGCACCTCGGGCATGGCCTCCAGGGCCCTGTCGAGGTTGTCGGTCGAGCCCAGGGGCAGGGAGTAGGACCGGCCGCCCAGCATGCGGTTGGTGAAGATGCGCCAGTCGCGGTCGTCGCCCCAACGCTCAAGGTTGCCGATGTAGCCGAAGGACAGGCCGAGGTCGGGGTGGGCGTCCTTGGCCTGGGCCACGAGGGCCTCCAGGGCCTCGTAGGAGGTGGCAGGCTCGCAGCGGACGTTGTCGATGACGCTGCCGGCCCTGATGTAGCCCAGGGACGTGGCGTCGGCCACGTTGTCGGCCTCTAGGACGATGGTGCGGGGGATGTCGCGGCGGGTGTATTTGAAGGCGAATTTCATGGTGTAGCTCCAGGGTGGTGGTGGGGTGATCAGGAGAGGTTGAAGGTCATGCCGAAGGCACGCTTGCCGTTGAACTGCTTGTAGGACCTGGGGGCCATCCTGACCTCCAGGCCGCCCCGCTTGCCGACAGCGACCAGCCAATACTCGGCCGACACCGCTCGGAGCAGGTTGGCCTCGCCCAGGCCGGTCATCTCGGTGCGGCCGGTGATCCAGAGGGTGCCGTAGGTGGTCGTCTCGGCGACGAAGAAGGCGGCATCGCCGCGCTCGGGATGGGGGTCCAGATTGCGCTGGACGTGGTTGGTGAAGAGTCGGGCTGCTCGGGCTTGGCTGGGGTTCATGGCGGTTGGTCCTTGGGGTTTAAACGAGGGGGAATTCGGCGTCCAGGGCGCTGGTGTCGGCAGCCGGGGCGGTGCGCTTGCCGGCAGCGAAACGCTTGTCGGTGATGTCCCAGCCGCCGATGCCCTGGGTCGCCCAGGTGCGGTTCGCCAGGGCGAAGCGGATCAGGTTGTTGACCACATGCGTCTCGTCGCAGTCGAACTGCTCGGCGAGCTTGGCGATGGTCGCGGCGGCCTTGCCGTCGATGCGGTAGGTCTTGACCTTGTTGGCGGCACGCCATGCACGCTGGCGGGCGGCCGCGTCGTCGTGCTTGGCCGGGCGGCCACGCTTGGCGACCGATGCCTGGGGCAGGGGGCCGACGAAGGCTTCGATCTGGCTGGTCTGGCTGGTCATCTTCAAGCTCCGCTTGTTTGTTGCTGTCAAGGCTTGATTCTAGAGGTATTTGAAGCCCCAGGCTACCGTTTGTCCAGGGAAGCGTGAAATAGTGCCGGAACACCTCGCGGGGGCGGGACACCGTGGCCGGACACCTGGGCCGAGGGGCCTCTACGCCCGGTAGAACACCTGGAACACCTCTCTCCTATAGAGAGTAGAGAGATTTATGGGTAAAGGTTCTATGCGCGCGCGCGCGCGCGCGAGGCTGGCGGCCTGTGTATGCGCGTAAGGGAAATGGGCGCTTTTGCGGTGTTCCGGTGTTCCGGCTGGGGTCTACGCCCGGTGGGGCGGCCTGGGAGGTGGGGTGGTCCGGCTTGAGGTGTTCTGGTCTTGACGGTGTTCCTGCGGTACATTCCCGCAACCATGTCAAGCCCTCAGTTGCCTGCTAAAGCAGCGGGCTCTAGCAAGCCCCGGCCTCAGAGCATCAAGGGCCAGCGTGTCGGCGGGCGTCAGAAGGGCACGCCCAACAAGGTCACGGCCACGTTCCGCGAGACGGTGCAGCGGCTGCTCGACGACAACGCGGGCAACGTCAGCCTGTGGCTGGCCGAGATCGCCGATGGCACACCGGATCGCAAGGTAGGCAAGGTGACGATCCCAGGGCGGCCTCGCAACCCAGACGGTGCCCTGCTGCGGCTGGCCCAGCTTGCCGAGTTTGCAGCGCCCAAGCTGAACCGGTCGGAGGTCGTCGGCGAGGGCGGTGGGCCCTTGACGGTGGTCATCAAGAAGGAAGCCTGAGGCTGTGGGCCAGCAGGTCGATGTAGCCTCGCTGAAGGGCTGGAGGACGGTGATGGAGCCCAACGGCACAGACCTGTCGCGGTCGCATTTCGTCACTGGGAATTGGCCGCCGCGAGGTCACCCGCTGTACAGCGACGACAAGCTGGTCGGCGACGTGACCGACTGGCTGACGGCCAGGGGCCAGACGGTCTACCAGTTGTTCATGCTCTACCCCGACGAGCGTATGCACAGCATCAGCGTGCTGGGCCGTGTAAACGCTCCCCAGGACGCCAGGGTCATCAGCCTCGGCTGCGGCATCGGCGGCATGGAGCGGTACTGGCATCAGGTGAGGCATGACCTTCGGTTCACCCTGGTCAACGCCTCCAGGGCCCAGCTAGACCGCTGCCTGTGCCCTGGTGACCGTGTGCAGGCCGACATGCGCGACGCTGGCACCCTGAGCTACATCCCAGACTGGGCGGCCTTCGACGTGGCCGTGCTGGGCTACTCGCTGCACCACTGCACCGACGTGCCGCACATGCTCGACGTGGCTCGTGCCTGCCTGCGGCCAGGAGGGACGCTCCTCGTGCTGGACGTGGTGGATGGCTCGCCGGCCTTCGCCGAGGTGCAGCAGTACGAGACGCTGAAGAGCCTGGAGCTACAGCAGGCAGGGCTGGTGCGCCTCGACTACGGCCTGCAGTGGTACAGGTTGCCCGAGGAGGTCCTGGGTGCCAGGGTGTGCGAGATGCTGGCAGCGGACACCGCCAACCCGAGCATGTGGCTGGGGATGGCATGACAACTACCCGTAGCGAAAGCCCAAGGCTGCCCTGGCAACCCTGGGATCAGGCTGCGGCCTTCGCACGCGGCCTGGAGCATGGCCTGGGCTCGCGCTTCACCGGCCTCGTGGTCAGGCAGTGCCGCGACGACATGACGCTGTCGCTGCCCATGCCCAAGCGGGTCGAGATCACCAGCGGCCTGCTGCTGGCGCTCACGGCCGAGCCCTACGAGTACGGTGTGCAGATCGGCGAGCGCCTGTGGGAGAGTGCGTGATGCTGCGCCTCGTGGCCTTCATCGTGGTGTGCGGCCTGCTGGCGATGCTGGGCTGGTGCATAGGAGGATCGGCGTGACCATGCCCTGGCTGCTCGTCACGGTGTTCATGGTCGGTGCGATCTGCGGGGCCGTTGGAGCCTGCGTCTACCTCTGGTACTGGCTGGGGCACTCCGAGCGCCCCGAGGACCAGCCTGGGCTCCACTGATGGCCGAGATCACCCTGCCCAACGGGTTCGTCGGTCGGCCGCCCCAGAAGGCCCTGATGCGCTACTTCGACCACGGTGGGCTGCGTGCGGCCTGCTGCTGGCCGCGCAGGTTCGGCAAGGACCTGACGATGCTGCACCAGACCGCCAAGATGAGCTTTGAGCGCCCAGGCATGTACTTCCACATGCTGCCGACGCACAAGCACGCTCGCAAGGTGGTCTGGGATGGGTTCGACAACGAGGGACGCAAGACCCTGGATCAGGTGTTCCCCAAGGTGCTGCGCGAGGACACCAACAAGACCGAGATGAAGATCACCCTGCGCTCGGGGGCGATCTGGCAGCTTGTAGGCTCGGACTACTACGACAGCTTGGTGGGCTCCAACCCGTTCGGCATCGTCATGAGCGAGGCGGCACTCAGCGACCCGAGGGCCTGGAGCATGTTCCGGCCGATGCTGGCCGGCAATGGCGGCTGGGCCGCGCACATCAGCACACCCCGGGGCTACAACCACTTCCATGACCTGATCGAGCTTGCCAAGTCATCCGATCACTGGTTCCATTCGCACCTCGGTGTCGACGACACCAAGCACATCCCGCAGCACGTCCTCGACGACGAGCGCCGCGAGATGCCCGACGAGCTATACCGCCAGGAGTACGACTGCGACTTCAGTGCGGCCAACGTCGGCGCGATCTTCGGCCGCTACGTCGAGCAGATGGAGAAGCAGGGCCGCATCTGCATGGTCGAGGCGGGCGGGCCCAACGACGAGGTCTGGGTGACCTCCGACATCGGCTACCGGGACAAGGCGGCCTTCGTCTGGTGGAAGCGCATGCGCGGGGGCTTTGAAATCTTCCACTACGACGACGGCAGCGGCATGGATGCCGAGGAGTGGATACCCAGGCTACGCAAGCAGCCCAGGGCCGACGTGCTGATCCTGCCGCACGACGCCAAGGCCAAGAGCTTCGCCTCCAAGCGCAGCGTCGTCGAGACGTTCCTGGCCGAGCGGCCGTGGGGCGAGTGCGATGTGCGTGTAAACGAGCAGCGCAAGAAGGCCGACAGCATCAACGCGGGGCGGTTGATGCTGCGGCGGGTCAGGATCGCCAACAACGAGGTCTGCAAGCCTCTCCTGACGGCCCTGCGGGCGTACCACTTCAAGTACGACGAGGAGACGAAGACCTTCAGCAGCGAGCCCGAGCATGACTGGTCGAGCCACCCGGCCGACGCCTTCATGGAGGGAGCGGCCAAGCTGGTGGTGATCGAGCCACCCCCGCCCGAGAAGACCATAATCGTGCCGCCGATCAGCCACACCTTCACGCTCGACATGCTCCACGAGACGGTCGGCCCCTCGGCGAACCAAGGACGACTCTGATGGCAACCTACGGCCCACCCAAGCAGCCTGGAGCCCCAGGAGCGCCAACTACTGGTGACGAAATCCAGTCGGATGGCAAGGAGTACCACGACATCCACGATGGCAAAAAGCCCGGGGATCAGTCCCTGGTGCCCGAGCGCGACCAGGGCAAGGACCCGGCAAAGCTGGCCGAGCGGTGGGAGCGGGAGCTTCAGGCTGCAAAGAAGGAAAACTCCAAGTTCCACATCACGGCCAGGAAGCTCGTCCAGAAGTACCTCGACGAGCGCGACGGTGCGGCCTTCGACGACCGCGACAGCAAGTTCAACCTGTTCTGGTCGAACATCGAGGTGCTGAAGTCGAGCCTGTACGCCAAGCCTCCCAACGTGGACGTGAGCAACACCCACAAGGACAGCGAGGACGACATCAGCCGGGTGGCGGCCAACATCCTGCAGCGGATGCTGAACAACGACTGCGAGGACGACGACGAGTCGACCTACCCCGAGGTGACGCGGCAGGCGGTCGGCGACTACCTCATCGTCGGCATGGGTCAGGTCTGGTATCGCTACGAGGTCGAGACGGCCAAGAACAAGACCGAGGCTGTCACCGATCAGGCGACCGGGACCGTCCTGGCCGAGCCCATCGAGTACGAGGCAATCGTCAGCGAGGATGCGCCGGCCGACTACGTCTACTGGGAGGACTTCTGGTGGTCGCCGGCCAGGGTCTGGCAGGACGTGCGCTGGGTCGCCCGGCGCTGCTACATGAACCGCGAGGAGCTTTGCGCCCGGTTTGGCGACAAGATCGGCAAGGCCATCCCGGTCACCAAGCAGAAGAGCAAGGCTGACGCCCTGGGACACATCAACGACCCCTGGGAGAAGGCCGGGGTCTTTGAAATCTGGGACAAGACGACGAAATGCGCCTACTGGCACGTCCTGGGCTTCAACCTGATCTGCGACTACAAGAAGGACCCGTTGAAGCTCCAGGGCTTCTTCCCCTGCCCGCAGCCGCTGATGGCGAACCTGACCACCAGCAAGTTCATCCCGAGGTCCGACTACCTGCTGGCCCAGGACCAGTACCAGCAGATCGACGAGCTTACGACCCGGATCAAGTACCTGACGAAGGCGTGCAAGGTGGTCGGGGTCTACGACAAGAACAGCACTCCCATCGGCCGGGTCTTCCAAGAGGGCATGGAGAACCAGATGATCCCGGTGGACAACTGGGCGGCCTTCGCCGAGAAGGGCGGGCTCAAGGGCCAGATGGACTTCGTCCCCATCGACGTGATCGCTGGCGTCATCGAGAAGCTCACCATGCAGCGCGACACCATCAAGGGTGCGCTGTACGAGGTCCTGGGCATCGGCGACATCATGCGGGGCATGACCAACCCCGATGAAACCCTGGGCGCGCAGCAATTGAAGGCGCAGTTCGGCGGCAACCGGTTGCAATTCAAGCAGCAGGCCATTGGAGCCTGGGTCGCTGGCGGCCAGCGCATCAGGGCGCAGATCATCTGCGACCGGTTCCAGCCGCAGACGATCCTGCAGCGGTCGAACATCGAGCATTCGCCCGATGCTGCGATGGCCCAGCAGTCAATCGCCTTCCTGAAGCAGAGCGGCGACGCCAAGTTCTACCGGATCAGCGTCGAGAGCGAGACGATGGCGATGGTCGACTGGGCCCAGGAGCGCGACAGCCGCACCCAGTTCATGCAGGCGGTCGGCCAGTTCGTCCAGTCGGTCACTCCGCTGCTGCAGACGAACCCCGAGGCTGCGCCGGCCGTCATGCAGATGATGAAGTGGGGCCTGGGCGGGTTCCGCGTCTCCAAGGAGATCGAGACGGTGCTGGATCAGGCCATCGCTGCCGCGAGCGCCAACGACAAGGGCAAGCAGCCCCCGGGACCGGCCGAGCAGGCCGAGATCGACAAGACCAAGAGCGAAACGACCAAGAACAAGACCCAGGCTGTCAAGAACCTCGCCCAGGCCGGGATGCACCATGTCCAGCAGGCCACGCAGGGCGCACAGTTGCTCCTGGGCGGGCCCGAGGGGCAGCCGCCGCAGGGTCCTGGCGGCATGCCGATGCAGTCGCCACCGAATACCGCTCCCCTCAACCCCGCGCCCATGCCGGGCGCACCCATGCAGTAGGAGATCACCATGTCGACCAAGAAGGAAGAGAAGCTCGTCGAGCAGGAACCCGACCCGGTCCAGCAGAAGTACGAGCGCGAGGCGCTGCAGGAGCAGGCCGCCCTGGAGAAGGGGGCTGAAGGCTACGCTGCCGAGGAGATGCCGGCCCGCTTCAGCACGGGCGGGGCGACTTACGACGAGAAGGTCGCCTGGGTCGAGGCGCACGGTGGCGCAGCCCCCGAGGGCGCGGCCATCGACCCCGGCTACGCCGAGGCGAAGGACCATGCCGACGCCTGACGGCATCAACCCGGAGTTTGTCACTCCGCGCAAGCCCCACCTGACCATCGACCTGCTTCGGCAGGGGTGGAACGCTGCCAAGGACAAAGCCCCAGGCTTTGTGGGCCAGGGCATGCAGGCGGTCGAGGACTTCGGCGACCGCACCAGCCTGACACCGGCCCTCCAGGGCGCGGCCGAGACGCTGCTGCCGTCCGACATGACCGACCTGGGCCTGTCGGCCCTCGGCCCGGCCAGCAAGCTGGGCAAGACGGCCGTCAAGGCGGTCGGCGGGGCCACTGCGCTCGCGGCGGGCACCCAGGACGCCGAGGCAGCCACCGGCATGCGCGGCGTCCTGTACGACCTCCTGAGGAAGCATGGCGGGGACGTGGGCAAGGCCAAGAACGACCTCGCCGGCATGGCGAAGGCGATGCCGGCCGTCGACCGGGCCCAGGCCACCAAGGTGCTGAACTTCGACTACCCGGAGGCAGTCGTCCGGCGCGAGATGATGACCCAGCCCCAGGCTCCAACGCTGCTGGAGACGATCCGGGGCATGCGGGAGCAGAAGTACCTGACCCCGGAGGAAGCCTTCAAGGTCGGCGACACCATCGTCCCGGTGGCCGGCGACACCACCCGGGCCGGTGTCAAGGTCAAGCGGGCCGGGGTCGACCTGAGGAACCCGGTGGAGCTTCAGGGTGGTCACGAGTATGGGCTCGCCAACCCCGAGCAGTTCCCCTGGGCCTCGGAATTCAGCGCCGCGAACACCAAGCAGAAGAGCTTTGAGCGTGCTGCCGACCAGTACGGGGGCGACGTGAAGGGCGTGCATGTGGCGATGGCACCCCAGGGCTCCCACTTCTCCAAGCATGCGCCCGAGCTTTGGATGGAGATGCTCCGCAGCGGAGCGCCCATCGAGCAAAACGCTGTCCACGCCTTCGACAAGGACGTGCTGCGGGAATTGAACGCGCAGCAGAACACCTTCGTCAAGCGGGTCGGCCGCCCGAGCCCCCAGTTGACCTCGGCGATGGACTCCTGGCAAGGCGTGCTGCACCCGGACACTCCTGCAGCCCTGGGCAGCAATCCCGACCTCAGGAAGGCCATGCTGGCGACGGCCGACAAGCCAGGGCACCAGCACCTGGGCTTCCCCGACATGGAGCAGTTCTACGGTGCGGCCCTGGACCCGACGCTGAAGACCGGCGATGTCGGCGGGGCCGTCATGCACGCAGCCCCAGGCTTGCCACTCATGCCGACCGAGGGCTCGCACGCCACCTACGGGTTCAACCTGCCCGGCGAGCATCTGGGCCGGCTTCAGGTGCCCTTGCCACCCGAGATGGCCTTCCCCGAGACGGCCGCCAAGTTCCCGCAGGGTGGCGGCAAGTTCCTGGGCAGCCTCAGGACGGCCCACTGGGCCCGCCCTGTAGACCAGCAATTCATCGACCAAGCCTCGGCGTACACTCAGGCTCGCCTGAAGGCCCTGCGTGAAGGAGGACCCTGATGCCAAGCAGCACACCCAAGCAGGCCCGCTTCATGGCGGCTGTAGCCCACGGGTTCAAGCCCGACAAGGTCGAGGCACCGCCGATGAAGGTGGCCGAGGAATTCAACGCGGCCGACACCGGTGGCGACATGCTGAAGAAGGGCATGAAGCAGAAGGCTGTCGTTCGCCAGCTTCGCGGGATGCCCTGATGCCGACCTACAGTTTCAGGTGCGCCTTGTGCGGCGGGACGATGGATGTGTTCCGCTCGATCAGCGACCACAGCCGCTGCCCCAGGCCGCTCTTCTGCTGCGGGGCCCAGGCCGAGCGGTACTTCCCGCCCACCGGTCGTGTAAACGCTCTGGACAACGTCCTGGCCGGCGACCGGCACTACATCGGCCTGCAGGCCCAGGACGGCACCGATATCTCCTCGCGGTCGAAGCACCGCGAGTACATGCACCGCCACGGCCTGACCACGGCCGACGACTACACCGAGACGTGGGCCAAGGCCGCCAAGGAGCGTGAGGCTTACAGGCGGGGCGAGTCGGGCAAGGGTGCAATTACCAGAGACGATATTGCCCGGGCCTTCGCCCGGCACTACGGAGGCTGACATGACTTTGAGCGCCTTGCTGACGATCCTGCTGGGTCTGGCCGTTGTCGGCCTGATCGTCTGGATCATCGTGACCTACATCCCGATGCCCCCGGTCTTCAAGACCGTGATCATCGCCATCGCAGCCATCGTGCTGATCATCTGGCTCCTGGGCTGGCTGCCCAGTGGCGCGCACCTCCTCTCCCGCTAGACACCACAAGGAAAACCTATGGACCCCGAAGCAGGCGCAGGCGAAGCGCCGGACGATCTCCGCTCGACCATCGAGAGCGCCATCGACGGCAGCGAGGGGGGCGACGCCCCGGTCGCCCCCGACGCCCCGGTCGCCCCCGAGCCCACCGCAAATGCGGCGGACGCCACCGCAAATGCGGTGGACAAGCCGGGCAAGGCGGGTGTAGAGGGGCGCGACTCGCTCGGGCGGTTCATCCCGAAGGGCAAGGAAGCCCCAGGAGCGCCTGCAGCGGCTCCAGGCACCCCTGGTGCCACCCAGGTCGCTCCGACGCAGCCTGGGGCCATCCAGCCCGCTCCGCTGGCCCCTGCGCTGCAGGCACCGGCCTCGTGGTCGCCGAGCGCCCGCGAACACTGGAAGACGGTCAACCCGGAGGTCCAGAAGGAGGTCGCCCGCCGCGAGGGCGAGATGGCCCGCTACGTCAACGAGATGGCCCCGGCCAGGAACATCGCCGAGCGGTTCACCCAGACGATCCAGCCCTTCCTGGGCACGATCCAGGCCGAGGGCGTCGACCCGCTGACGGCCGTCAGGAACCTGATGTCGGTCACCCAGACCCTGCGCTCGGGCACCCAGTACGAGAAGGCCCAGACCCTGGCCCAGATCGTCAAGGTCTACGGGGTCGACATCCAGGCGCTCGACTCCGCCCTGGCGGGCCAGCCGATGCCCCAGGGCGTCCAGCAGCAGGGGCCCGACGTGAACGCGGCCGTGCAGCAGGCCCTGGCCCCGCTGTATCAGGCCGCCCAGACCCGGCAGAACCAGATCACCCAGCAGGCCGAGGGCGAGGCGCGCACCGAGCTTGAGACGTTCGCGGCCGACCCGGCCAACGAATTCTTCCAAGACCTCCGCCAGGAGATGGCCGACATCATCGAGCTTGCCGACCGTCGCGGCCGCAACGTGAGCATCGCCGACGCCTACAAGCAGGCAGCGATGTTGCACCCGGAGGTTTCCAAGGTTATGCTCGCACGGCAGCAGGGTGTAAACGCCCGCCAACTGACCCAGAACGCCCAGCGGGCTCGTTCCGCAGCGGTATCGGTCAGGGGTGCAGCCCCTGTTGGCAATCCGGCTGGGCCAGAACCGTCGTCGATACGCGAAAGCATCGAGGCGGCCATCGCCGCTCACTCGGGGTATAGCTGAAGCTCGTAGAACCGGGCCGGGGAAGTAGGACCGCAAGGCCACCGACACCCCCAGGCTGACGGCCATCGAACAGCTTCGGATGAGACTGGTCTGCGTGTAAACGCAGGGTACAACTTCATTCGGAGGTTCCGATGGCATTCCCAAACGTCAGTGACATCGTCGCAACGACGATCCAGTCGCGCACCCGCAAGATCGCGGACAACGTGACGAAGAACAACGCTCTCTACATGCGCCTCGACCAGAGGGGCAACCGCAAGCCCTTCAGCGGCGGCAACGTGATCTACCAAGAGCTTTCGTTCGCCCAGAACGCGAACGGTGGCTGGTACTCGGGGTACGACCTTCTGCCGGTCGCTGCCTCGGACGTGATCTCGGCGGCCGAATTCAACATCAAGCAACTCGCCTGCCCCGTCACGATGTCGGGCCTGGAGCAAATCCAGAACGCCGGCAAGGAGCAGATGATCGACTTGCTGGAGGCTCGCATCAACGTCGCCGAGGCGACGATGGCGAACCTGATGGCCGAGGGCATCTACAGCGACGGCACCACCTTCGGCGGCAAGTCGCTGACCGGCCTCGCGGCTGCAGTGCCGGCGCTCGCGCCAGCCTCGCAGACCACGGCCTACGGTGGCATCGTCGGCTCGACGTGGACCTTCTGGACCAGCAAGTACACGCTGACGGCAGCGCAGACGGCAGCCAACATCCAGGGCTTCATGAACACGATGTGGGCGAGCCTCGTGCGCGGCACCGACCGCCCCGATCTGCTCGTGCAGGACAACGTGGCCTGGGGTGTCTACATGGCCTCGCTGCAGGCACAGCAGCGGTTCACGTCGCCCGAGGTCGGTAACCTGGGGTTCCCATCCATCAAGTTCATGGATGCCGACGTGGTTCTGGATGGTGGTATCGGGGGCTTCAACACCGCCAATACCACGTTCTTCCTGAACACCAAGTACCTCTTCCTTCGCCCGCACTCGGCCCGCGACATGGTCGCCCTGGACCCCAACAAGCGGTATGCCGTCAACCAAGATGCCGAAGTCAGCATCCTGGCCTGGGCCGGCAACCTGACCTGCAGCGGCAGGCAGTTCCAGGGCCGTCTGGTCGGCGGCTGATCTCGTCCTCGATCAAGGGACAAAACCTGGGGGGGCCCGCTTGCCCCTCAGGTTCTTTTTCAACTTGGAGCTACACCACAATGACCACGACTCCCGCACTCATCGTCACCGGCAACGGCCTCGACATCGACAACACCCTGCCCGGTGGCCGCCCTGGCCGCCCCGATCAGGGCCTGCCCGGTGGCCGCCCTGGCCGCCCCGACAACAGCTTGCCCCCGGTGATCGGCATGTGGCCGCAGCCACCGACGACGTGGCCGCCGATCCCGCCGATCACCATCGACATCGACGACGACGTTGGCATCTCGCTGCCTATCGTCCTGCCCGGCAGCCCCAACCAAGACTTGCCCCCGGTGGCGGTCGAGCCCGGCCACCCGGCCAACCCCATCGTCCTGCCGCCGCTGCCCTCGGGCACCAACGTGATGGTGGCACTCGTCCTGCCGTTGCCCAACGCCCAGCCGAAGGCTGGCTCGCCCGGTCAGCCGGCGCTGCTCTGGTACGGCCCAGGCACGATCCCGGTGGTGGCGTACATCGCCCCGATGGCGACACCGAAGGCGGCACCGAAGTAAGAGCCCCAGGCTTCAGGAGACTCACATGCCCGCAGCACTCCCCGGCAGCACGCTGACCCAGAACCTCGCCAACCCGAGTCTGGGCAACTTCGTCATCTTCGATCTGCTCTCCGGTCCCAAGGGCTCGCCCAAGGACCGCGACGTGGACATCGCCTACCTTGCGAGTCCCGGGTCAGCCGGCACCGCAAGCGGCAACGCCTCGACCGGGGCGCTCAGTACCGGGATCGGTTTCGGTTCGCCACCGATCATCGGGCTGACGGCCCCGGCCTCCATCCAGGCCGCAGGCTTTACCGACGACTACACCCCCGGCATCACCAAGCCTGACGGTACAGCCTGGACGACCTCCATCGGCATGTACATCGGTGGTGGCCGGTCGGACTCGGCTGGTGTGTCGAGCCCGTACACCGCAGGCTTCGGCATCGGTGGCGCGGGCCAGGGCGGCAGCCGCGATGCTGGCGCAGGACCGGCTTTCACGGGCTTCGTCACCAAGATGGTGACGGCCACGGGTGCGGTCGCCACGGGCGCTGCGGTCGAGACTGGCTACAGCAACCGCTCGGGGTCCGCCCTGGTGACAGGCCAGTCGGTGTTCGGCTCCTTCGGAACCGCCAGCGCCGCAGTCGCACCGTAGAGGCAGCACGCCATGCTCATCGCGGGCGTGCTGAAGTTCGACCCGCAGGGCCGGATCATCCTGTCGGCCGGGCCGCCTATCGACTTCAATGGGGGCACCCCCATCGGGGCCGATGGCGGCCTTGCTGCAGCCGCAGGTTCCACGCCCAACCTTTTCCTCGCGGCCATTGGTTACCTGAGCAACGGTGCCCTCACCGACAGCGACAACCCGTTGGTGCCGCATAGGGGGCCGATCACCAACGACCAGGGTCAGGTCAGGATCAGTTTCGGTCTGCCGGCCTTCTACTACGCCGGGCTGCCGCTGACGGCCGAGGGCTTCCTGTCGATCAGCGACGGCATCATCCCGCCCGTGATCGGCCCGGGAGCCTACGACCAGGGCTACAGCAACGCCTTCGACAACGGGAGCCCCTGATGACCCGCAAGACCATGCTCGCCCTGCTCGCCCAGGCCGACGCCGACCTCCCCGACAACACCACGCACCTGATCTCGGCCGCCGATGTGCGGCAACTGATCAAGGACGTGGTCGACTCGTTCGCCCCAGGCTACGGCATCCTGAGCGCCGACACCACGACGCTGGTTGCTCTCGGCCTGCCGCCGCAGACGGTCCACTACACGACCATCCTGTCGCTGACGCCCGAGTACACGGCCGTCCCTGCCTCGGGTACGGTCACCCGGCTGGCGCAGGGGCTGCCGACGACCGTCAACCGCATCTCGTTCTACTGCGACGTGGCCGCGCCCACGGGCAACGAGGTGGCCTTCACGCTGGCCCGCAATGGCGTCGACATCCCTGGCGGCACGACCGTGACCGGCCAGGGGGCAGGGAACCTCGCCAACGCCTCGTTCAGTGTCGGCACCACGAGCCCCGATGGTGCCAACTACACCTACTCGATTCATGCGAAGAAGCTCACGGGCGCGGCTGCCGACGTGACGCTGACCTCTGTCCGCTTCATTCTGGAGTCGGTGCCGACGCTGGGCATTTGACGTTTAAACTGCAGGCTTCAGTGGGATGGGCCAGCCTAGATTCCCCAACATCCCGCGCACAAGGAGAACCCTCATGGCACTCAGCGAAGAGCAGGAAGCAGCACAACAAGTCCCGACCGATTGGTCGAAGTTCGACCAGACCGTGGGCGCCGACGCCCGTGCTTTCGGAGGTGCCACCGGTGGCCTGCCACCGGGCATGGGCCCGGGGTTCGACGACAAGCTCCACGTCCACTTCTACATGAAGCCTCGCATCGACATCGGTGAGTCGACGAAGCAGAACCGGCCGATCTACAAGGACGTGCCGTACATCACCATCATGATCCCGGGCGACAAGAACAACATCGTCACGGCCGAGGTCTGGGACCTCCACATCCGGCGCTTCCCCACCCACTGGGCGCAGTTCCAGGCTGGCGTCAAGGATCAGGTGGTCGGCACACCGCTCAAGGTTGCACCGTTCCTGACCGAGTCGCACATCGAGGAGCTTGCCTACTTCAAGATTCGCACCATCGAGCAGTTGGCGAACCTTGCCGATGTCAACATGACCTTCATGGGTGCGCGGGAGATGTCCGACGCTGCGAAGAAGTACCTGCTGACCGTCAACGGCAACGAGGCGCTGCTGGAGCGCATCAAGGCCCTGGAAGCCCAGCTTGGCAACCAGCACTCGGCCGAGCGCCAGGAGCAGGAGCGGATCGGTGAGGAGGAGCGTGCCGCGCGCTCGGGCGGCAAGGGCGTGAAGAACTTCGGCAAGTAAGCCTGGGGAACCAGCATGGCGACGACCTACAGCATCACCAACTTCAGCACCTTCCAAGTGCTGCTGCAGCAGGTGTGCGCCATGCTGAACCTGCCGGTGCCGACCGACCCGGTCGGGTCGGCAGACCCTAACCTCGTGCTGATGCGGACGGTGGCGAACCTCTCCAGCCTGGAGATGCTGAATGCCTACGAGTGGTCGCAACTGACGAAGGAAGCGACCATCAACGTCAACACCCTGATCCCCCCGGTGCCGGGTGAGTCGAACGAGGTGGGCTTCCCGATGCCCGAGGACTTCTACCGGTTCATCGACCAGACCCAGTGGAACGCTGCCATGCGTTTCCCTGCGGTCGGCCCGGTCAGCCCCCAGGGCTGGATGACCTACCGGGTCTTCCCGATCAGCGCCAACTTCACGCTGACGTGGCAGATCAGGCAGCGCCAGTTGTGGTTCCTGAACCCCCCGGCTCCACCCGGGCAGGACTTCAAGTTCATGTACCTGTCCCAGGCCCTGGTGCAGGACGCGGACAACCCCGACCTCTACAAGAACATCGCCACCAAGGCCGGCGACACCTTCCAGCTTGACGGTGTGCTGATGACGCTGCTGACGCGGCTGAAGTGGCTGGAAGCCCGGGGCTTCGATAGCAGCGCAGCGGTGCGCGACTTCCTGCTGGCCTTCGACTCGCGCATCGGTGCCGAGAAGGGAGCCAACATCCTGAACATGGCGAGCGGTCGCCACGACTACCCGTACATCGGCATCGGCAACCTGCCCGAGGCGTCCCTGTACGGGATGCGCCAGAACTAATCACTGGTGACGAAATGGCAACTTTGCCTCCAGGCTGGGTGATCACTCCAACGCTTGAAATCGTCCCTAATCCCAACGTAGGGACGCCGGCCGAGGGGGCCTTCTTCGCCCGCCAGACGTACATCTGCCGTGACGCAGCCGGGGGCTACCTCTGCTCGTCGGGAGCCCTGGAGGATTGCGAGGCGCAGGCCCAGTCGCTGGCCCAGCAGCGCACGCAGCAGCAGCCCTACTACCAGACCCACCCATGAGCCTGCAACCCTACAACGGCCCCCGTCGCACGACCCCCAGGCGGTCGAGCGCCACGCAGAACCACCAAGCCTTCCCGTTCGGTGCGCCGCTGCGCGGCCTGGACGTGACCCAGCCGCTGCCGGGTGGCGACCCCCAGACAGCGATCCGCCTGGAGAACCTCATCCCCCGGGTCCTGGGCTGTCAGATGCGGCGGGGCTACCTGCGCCACAAGAGTCACCTCTCGGGCGAGGTGCGCTCGTTGATGAAGTTCCTGTCGCCGCTCGGGGTGAACAAGCTCCTGGCTGCAACGGCCGCAGGCGACATCTACGACGTGACCACGCCCTCGGCCTCTGGCGTCGTCCCGGTCCCGGTGCTGTCGGTGCCGACCGGCACGCCCATCGGCGAGTGGACCTCGCTCAACTTCACCACCTCGGCGGGCGTCCACGTCATGCTGATGGTGAACCCTGGGTCTGGCTACTGGATTTACGACGGTGCGACGTTTACACAGATCACGCTCGGGGCCGGGGCCAACCAGATCGCCGGCATCAATCCCAACACCTTCTCGTTCGTCACCGTCTACAAGAACCGGGTCTGGTTCGTCGAGAAGGACACCACCAGGGCGTGGTACTTGCCCTTCGGGCAGTACGCTGGGGCTGCAACGGTCTTCGACTTCGGCTCGATGCTGCCCAACGGTGGCCGCCTGTCGGTGCTGATCAACTGGACCTACGACGGCAGCAGCGGTGTCGGTGTCCAGAACCAGTTCATCATCATTGCAGACCAGGGTGATGTCCTCGTCTACGGTGGCAACGATCCTGCCGTCGCTGCGGAGTTTCAGGTGGTCGGCCGCTGGTACATCGGCCGCGTGCCTGTTGGAGCCCGGTACTTCACCAACTACCAGCAGGACGTGACCATCCTGTCCGAGCGCGGCATGGTCTTCATGTCGGAGCTTATGCGCGGCCAGGGCTTCTTCCAGAACCCGCAGATCGCCAGCAACATCAACAGTGCCCTGGCGGTCGAGATCGCGGGCTCGCTCGACGTGCGCTACTGGGAGGTGAAGTTCCTGCCGCACGAGCAGTTGCTGCTGATCAATCGCGCCGAGATCAACATCGAGAACCTGCAGTGGGCCTACGAGGTCAACAACAAGGCATTCGCCATGCTGCGTGGCTACCCGATGCTGACCGTCGAAGCCTTCAACGGCAAGGTCTTCGCTGGCGATCTCGTCGGCAACATCTGGCAGTGCTTCGTCGGCGGCACCGATGGACAGGTCGATGCCGTGCCGGGGACCGACTTGGAGGGCATCGTCGTCACGGCCTTCCAGGCGATGGGCGAAGCGATCCGGGTCAAGCGGTTCCAGATGGTGCGGCCGAGCTTCATCTCCGATTCAGCCCCAGGCATCCAGGCCGGGCTGAACAGTGAGTGGAACCTTGAGATCGGCGGCACCGCCCCTGCCTACCTGGGCGCGGGCTCGGGTGCCTGGGACGTGGGCCTGTGGGACTTCGCGGTCTGGTCGGGCGTGGGGCAAAGCTACGAGGCGTGGACCGGCGCTGCCGGCAGTGGGCGCTACGCTGCCCTGGCGATGAAGGTGAGGGCCTCGGCCGACACTCTCTTCGTCGGCTGGCAGGCGCTCGTGGAGCCTGGGGGTGTACTGTGATTGCCACCCAGCCGCAGAACGCCCTCGTCTTCTGGCTGTGCAGCCGGATCGGCCTCGTGCCGTCGCCCAACATCCGCTGCATCGGCAGCATCTCCGATGCCGACCCGAGCATCCTGCGTGGCGTCGTCGGGTACGACAGCTACAACGAGGCGAGCGTGGTGATGCACATGGCCGGCAATCCTGGCTGGCTCGACAAGCGCCTGCTGCACGCTGCCTTCGACTATCCGTTCAACGTCATGGGGTGCAATCAGGTCCTGGCCTTCGTGCCGAGTGACAATGTCGTCGCGCTCGACATCAATCGCCGGCTGGGCTTCAGCCTCGTGGTGGAACTTGACGGGGCCCACCCCGATGGCTCGCTCTTCCTGCTGCGGATGCGCCGCGACGAATGCAAGTGGCTCGCGCCACGGAGGACCCACTGATGGGCAAGAAGTCAGGACCCCCGCCCCCGCCCGACTACACGGCAGCGGCCGAGAAGACTGCTCAGTCGAGCCAGGACGCGCAGACGCGCGCCGACTGGGCGAACCGGCCGGACCAGATCACGCCCTTCGGGACCCAGAAGTGGGACTCGTCCTCGATGATCGACCCGGCCACCGGGAAGACCGTCACCAAGTGGACCCAGAACACCACGCTCGACCCGCAGATGCAGGCGGCCCTCGACGCGCAGCAGAACGTCGACCTCGCCAAGAGCAACCTCGCCCAGGCCCAGATCGGCCGTGCCGGCGAGGCGATGGCGAACCCGTTCGACTGGCAAGGGCTGCAGGCCGGTGGGCAGGCGGTCCAGGCGCAGAACCTCGACCCCAACGCCTACCAGACCGGAGGCGCGGGCCAGGGGCTCATGTCCGGCATCAACACCCAGGGCATTCAGCCCCAGGTTTTCTCGGGTGGCGACCAGGGCCGCCAGCGGATCGAGCAGGGCCTGATGGCCCGCATGCAGCCGCAGAACGAGCAGGCCCAGGCGGCCCTGGAGGGCAAGCTCCAGAACATGGGCCTGACCCGTGGCAGCCAAGCCTGGAAGCAGGAGATGCAGAACCTGCAGGACAACCAGTCGCGGCAGGCATTCGACGCCATGCAGACGGCCGGCACCGAGCAGGCCCGCAACTTCGGCATGGACCTCCAGGCCCGCCAGCAGGGCTTCGGCGAGCAGGCCCAGCAGGCGCAGTTCCAGAACGCGGCACAAGCCCAGGGCTTCGGCCAGAACATGGCCGCGAACCAGCAGAACTTCGGGATGATGTCTGGCGCGAACCAGCAGAACTTCCAGCAGCAACTCCAGGCTTCACAGTACCAGAACACCCTGCGCCAGCAGCAGATCGCCGAGCAGATGCAGCAGCGCCAGATGCCGCTGAACGAGATGAACGCCCTGCTGACCGGTGCCCAGGTGCAGATGCCCAACATGCCGAGCTTCAACACCTCGCAGTCGGCCGGTGGTGCCAACTACTCCGGGGCGGCCCAGAGCCAGTACAGCGCAGGCATGGATGCCTACAACGCCAAGCAGCAGCAGAACCAAGCCCTCATGTCCGGTATCGGCTCGGTGGCCGGCATCGCGGCGATGGCGATCTAGGAGACGACGATGGACCCGCAGAACGAGCAGATGCTCCTGAACTACATGATGCAGCAGGGCGGCAACAACGCTGCCGACCAGAACATCGCCCGCAAGCAGGCGCTGGTGAACCAGTTGCGCCAGACCTCGCAGATGCCCGACATGATCCAGGGCGGAGGCGCTCGCACGGTGCGCGCGGCCAACCCGCTCTCGCTCGTCGGCAACGTCGCCGGCAACGTCCTGGCGGGCCAGCAGCAGCGTGGCATCAACACCGCCCAGGAGAACCTGCAGGGCGACCGCCGCTCCCAGCTTGCCGACTTCGCCGAGCAGCAGCGGCAGGCGCAGCAGTCGGCGCTGCCGCTGCAGCAGCGCCAGGGCTACGTCCCGCCCCCGGTGACGCCTGACCCGTACCTGCAGCCCCAGGCCGGCATGGGTGGCCCGACCTGAGGAGGTCCCATGTACGAGGACGCCATCGACTCCATCCTGGGGGACCTCACCCCAGGCTACACCCCCGGGCAGGCGCGTGTAAACGCTCTGCGCGGCAACGAGCCCGGCTCGTTTGCGACCGGGGCTGGCGGAGCGCCGGGCGGCCCGAGCCCGATGATGCCCCCGGCCCAGCAGCCGCAGATGCAGCCACCGATGCCGATGCAGCCCCCGGCCCCCAGGACGGCCCTGCCGCAGGCGCTCGGTCGTCCAGGCACCCCTACCCCTCCCGGCCCGGCTGGAGCGCCTGGAGGGCCGCCTGGGGCCCCTGGCGGGCCTGTTCCGCAGCCACCCAACACCCCCGACCCCCTGATGACGGACTTCACCGACATCCAGCGCCGGGAGCAGGAGGCGATGGCCGAGCAGCAGCGCCTGATGCAGCCGCCCGACCGGGCGGGGATGGAGGCGGCCTACCAGAAGCACAGCAACGCTGGCCTGGGCAAGCTCACCCTGGCCCTGGCCGCCCAGCAGGCGGGCCCGGGCTTTGAGCCCTTCCAGGCCCAGGCGCTGCAGCAGTACGCTGCCTCGCAGGCACCGCAGAAGATGGCGGGTGGCACGATGACGGGCGAGGGCTTCATCGAGGACCCGGCCTACGGGCAGGAGATGAAGCTCAAGCAGATCGAGGCGCGCATCACTGCCCTCGGCAAGGCGCGCGAGGGCAACCTCACGATGCAGGAGCATCGTCGCCTCGCGCTGCTGCAGGAGCAGGAGAAGGCCCGCCACGACGAGACGCTGCAGGTCATCGCCGGCATCCATGCGGCGGCCGCTGGTGGCGCTCGCGGCGATGCGGCCGCGCAGCGCCAGCAGGCGACCGACTGGCGCACTGAGGACAGCCTGCAGAAGCAGTTCGACGCCCAGACGAAGAACTACGCCACCGAGATCGACGCCACCAGCAAGCTGGGGCAGTTGAAGCCCAACGCCCGGCCGAATGCCGTCGAGCAGCAGTCGATGGTGATCCTGCTGAACAAGTTCCTCGACCCGACCAGCGTGGTGCGCGAGGGCGAATTCAACCGGGTCATTGCAGCCCAGGGCTTGTTGCCCCGGGTGCAGAACTACCTCGACCGGGTGATCAAGGGCGAGCCACTGAGCAACCAGATGATTGCCGACATCAGGGGCATGGGCCAGATGTACGAGCAGGCCGCTCGCGGCAAGATTCAGAACATCGGCGACGAGTACGTCGCCAAGGCCAGCCGGCGCAACCTCGACCCGACCAGCGTGGTGGTCAGCCCCTACTACCAGCACAAGGCTACAGGGGCGACGACGCGGATCACCAGCGACGCCGACTACGCCAAGCTCCCGAGCGGCACGATGTTCGTCGGGCCTGACGGACAGGCGCGGAGGAAGCCCTGATGGGCTGGCAGGACGCTCCCATCATCACGGTCGGTGGCGGCCAGGGGCAGGCCCCTGCGCCTCCCCCTCCAGGCCAGCCGGCCTGGATGAGTGCGCCCGTCACCGAGCGCCGCAAGGCCGCGCCCAAGGGACCGACCGCACCCGAGCCCGACTACTCGCCCGATGCCGGCATGAGCGGCACCGAGAAGTTCCTCGTCGGTGCAGGCTCAGGCTTCGACAAGGCGATCCGGGGCGTCAAGGGCCTCTTCGGTGCCGACACCTCCGAGGGCGACGAGAACGCCAAGGTGTACCAAGCGCACCGCCCCGAGGGCTGGCAGACGACGGCCGGCGAGATCGCGGGCGAGGCTGGAGCCCAGGCACCCCTGGCGCTCATCCCTGGCGGCATCGGTGTCCAGATGCTGGCCCAGGGTGCCGGTGCGGCAGCGACGACTCCTGGCGACCTCAAGGAGCGGGCCATCGCTGGCGGCATGGGTGCTGCAGGCGCTGCTGGCGGCCAGTTGCTCACCAAGGCCCTGGCCCGGGGTGCCAAGCCCATCGGCGAGAAGGCGGCCGACACCGTGGCCCTGGAGGCGATGGGCGTCAAGCCCACCTTCGGCCAGGGCATGGCGCAGAAGGGCACGGCCCTGGGCAAGGCGGTCGGCGCTGTCGAGGAGGGCGCGATGTCGGTGCCGCTCGCCAGCGGGCCGCTGAAGAACACCAGGGCGAAGGTGATGGAGCAGTGGCAGAAGGCCAGCCGCGAGGCAGCCCTGCCTCCAGGCGCACCGAAGACTGCGGCTGAAACGGTCGATGCGACCACCCAGGCCGTGAGCAACGCCTACGAGACGGCCCTCGCCAAGGAGGGCCTGCCCTACGCCAGCGTCGTTTACACACCGGACCTCCGCAAGCTGTCGCAGGGCCTGCCGATCTCGCAGGCCCAGCGGGACATGGTCGAGGAGACGTTCAACGCGATCCGGCTGAAGCACATGCAGAACCCGGTGCCTGGAGCCCAGGCCACGGCCGCAGGCGCGCACGGCACCGAGAGCGAGATGAAGACCCTGGCTGCACGGTACATGGCGAGCCAGGACCCCGCCCAGCAGGACCTCGGCCACCTCTTCGCCAAGGTCGCCCGGGAGTACGGCAACGAGTGGCGGGGTGCGCTCACCAATGCAACTACCCGTAGCGAAATTGCAGCCCTGGACAAGGCATACCCGAGCCTCAAGGCCGTGCAGCAGGCCGCCAAGACGACGGGAGCGGCCGCGAGCGAGGGGGTGCCCAGCGCCTACTCGCCGGCCGTCCTGACCCGGGCCTCGCGCACGGTCGACAGGAGCCCGGGCAAGAGCAAGTACATCGCTGGCGAGGCACCGCAGCAGGAGATGGCGCGGCTGGGCCAGACGGTCCAGGCCAAGCTCCCCGACTCGGGCACGGCCCTGCGTGGTGCCGTCGTCTCGGCCCTGGGCGGCTACGGCACCCACTTGGCCGGGCTCACGCCCCAGGGCATCGCTGGAGGGCTCGCCCTGGCCGGCTACGGGACCAAGGCGGTGCAGGACTTTATGATGGGCCGGCTCGCGCCCAGGGCCCAGGAAGCGATGCTCCAGGCCCTGAGGAAGATGGCCCCGTTGGGTGGTGCGGCTGGTGCTGGGGCGGCCGCCGATCCTCGGGCGATCCAACAGGTGCAAGAACAGGTGGAACAAAATGCCCCGTAACGTCTCAGGCACCTACTCGCTGCCGCTGCCACCGGTCGTCCCCAACACCGTCATCCAGTCGGCCTGGGCGAACACCACCACCGACGACATCGCCCAGGGCATCACCGACTCGCTCGACCGCAACGGCCGGGGCGGGATGATCGCCCCGTTCAGGCTGGTCGACGGCACGGTGCTGCAGCCGGCCTTCGCCTTCGCCTCGGAGACTGGAACCGGAATCTACAAGGTGTCGGCCGGGGTGATGGGTGTCTCGGTCATGGGGGTCGAGGTCGCCCAGTGGTCAGGCACGGCCTACAGCATCCTGAACGACTTCAACGTGGCCGGTGCGGTCGCCTTCAACGGGGGCGTCACGTTCAACGGCACGCTCACGGCCGTTGGCGGCATCCTGGCCGAGGCAGGCATCACCTCGCTCGACGACATCGGCGTGGTCGAGAACTTCAACGGGGATGCCGGCTTCTTCAGCACCAACAACAGCACCGCCGCCAACGCCACCAGCGGTGTCTATCTCAGGAACAGCCTCCCCGAAATCGCCGAATTCATCCTCACAGGCACAGGCTACACGGCCTACCCGCTCGCCGGGGCCCATGCCGGGCTCCTGCTTGCGAACGGCACTGGCGGGCTCGCCATCAATGCGAACGGCGCGGCCGGCACGATCCGGTTCGCGGCCGGGGGCTCGTCCGAGCAGATGCGGCTGACGGCCGATGGGCGTTTCAACATCGGCACCGTGGGCTTCGCTGGCGTGCCGTTCTTGGTTCGTGTCGGGCTCAACCAGAACTTCGGTGTCTTCAGCATCACGAGCGGGACCTCCATCGCTGCATTCACCGATGCAGGCTCTGCAGCGCCGATGCGGATCGCTGCCCAGGTGATCGCCTTCTCTGGCAATGGCGGGGCCACCGATCAGGTACTCCTTGCCGCATCTGGCGTTATCACCTTCACTGCCGGCTTCGTCTCGGGCGCAGGCGGGAACATCGCCTACTCGGCCCCGAGCAGCGACGCGCAACTGATCATCCAGAACACATCGAACACCGCCAACTCCAGGGCCCGGTTGTACCTCTCGTCTGCAGGGGCCAGCGGCGGTGGAGCCAACGTCTACTTCGTCCGGCCGGGGGTCTACGACTACTCGATTGGCCTGGAGCCTACCGATAACTCGTTCCGCATTTCGGTCGGGGCCACCCTGGGTGTTCCCTACATAGTTGCCAGTGCGGCAGGCAAGCTCGGATTTTTCCGCGTGCCGACCGGCTTCAACACTGAAAACCAGGGGAGCTTCGGCATCTATGCCGGGGACTTCGTCCACACGGCCGGTGGCGGAGGTGACTGCCGATTCGGCTACGAGTCGTACACACCCACCGGATGCTTCAACCTCTGGACCCAGAGTGCGGTGGGGCTCAACTTCGGCACCTCGACCGCTGCGCGGATGAAGATCACAGCCGGGGGCTTCTTCGGTTTCGGTGCGATGGCTAGCGTTGCCGGCCCGACGTTCCAGATGGACGCCGAGTTTGCTTCGCAGGCAGTGTTCCGCCTGACCTACACGGGTGGAGCCCAGGTGTACCTGCAGGCCAATGCCGGCACCGATGTCCGCTTGGGCTCGCTGACGGCGCACCCCGCCATCATCGTGGCGAACGGCGCGGCCCGCATCACGATCCCGGTCAGCACATCGGCCGCCATCACCCACAACATGAGTGGGGGCGACTACACCGTCACCATCGACCCCGGTGCGACCGCAGCCAACATCCCCATCGGTGGGTTCGTCTTCGCCCAGGCCAGTGGCGTGACCGGTGCGGCCCTGTCGCCTGGGGGCACCATCGCCCTGGGCGGTGGCGTCACGCTGGCGTGGCAGGCGTACACGGGCGGTGCGGGCCAGACCATCTCGACCGGGACGTGGCGCAACATCGGCGCGCAGACCGCTGGCGGTGCCGGCATGTGGATGCGGGTCGCCTAATCCCTGGAGCTACAGCATGGCAGACATTTTCCGCAAGACCAACGCCGACCGCGAGGCGGCCGCCGAGGCTGCCAGGATCGCCAAGCCGGCACCGCCCCCAGGGCCCGATCCGGCGACCGGCATCTCGTTCACCAACAAGGCGATGCCCCCGGTCGACCCGGCCGTCGAGGCGGCCAGGACTGCCGCCAAGCTCAAGCTCCTGCGGGACCAGTGAGCGTTTAAACACAACTACCAGTGACGAAAAGGCCCGCCGAAGCGGGCCTGGGGTTGGTAGCCTGAGGCGTCAGGCTGGCTGCTGGCGACGCTTGGCGATGCCGCCGACCACTGCCAGACCGGCCAGCATCAGCGCCCACTCGCCGGGCTCGGGCACCGCAGCGACCTGCAGGTTGCCGGCATAGGATGCCGTCTGCCCGGTGACCAGACCTGACACCAGCCCGCTGATCTCGATGGCGTAGGTGCCAGCCTCCAGCGTCAGGAAGTCCAGGGCCGTGACGAAGCTCGGAACAGCCGGGGCGTCGGCGATCAGCGAGCCCAGCGTGAGCGCAGAGCATGCCGCTCCGGTCCCGCCGCACGTCGAGCTAGTCACGTTGAACAGCTTGGCGTCGAAGCCACTGATGTTCTGGATCGGCAGGAACACCGCATCGAGCGTGGCCGCCCCGGCAGGGGTGAGGCTGAAGACCCAGAAGTTATCGAAGGCCCCGTTGGTGCCGGTCGTGCTGTTGGTGAACGTGCTGTTGTCGAACGTCAGCGAGTCGTGCAGCCCCAGGTTGGTTGCCACGCCCCCCTGGTAGGTGCAGCCATCGCAGACGAGGACCGCCTGCGCTGGGAGGGCCAGGGCCCCCAGAAGGGCCGCGAGGGCCCACAGAACTTTCTTCATGCGCTTCTCCTTGGTGGTGGTGGGACAGGGACTACTGCTTGGCCTTGCGGCGACGCGCGATGCTGCCGACCACTGCCAGACCGGCGAGCATCAGGGCATACGTCTCGGGCTCGGGGACCGGGGTCACGTCGAAGGGCGTGGAGGTCGGCGTCAACTGGCCGTTGAACCAGCCGCTGCCACCGTAGGCCAAGCCCTGGGCGTGCGTGGCGAACAGGAACCCATCCTTGCCCTCGGAACCATTCACGCTGATGCTGTTGAACGACGGCAGCGTGACGCCGAGGAAGTCCCAGGACAGGGTGTCGGTGCCGTCGAAGCGGGGCGGGTTGCTCGACAGGTCGATCTTCCAGTCGAAGAACCCGTCTCCATCGGCCTTGAAGGCGTTGCTGGAGAAGGCATAGCTGTTGAAGGCATTCAGCCCCGTGCCGCTGAAGTTCGTGGCGACGATGGGGCCTGCCCCGTTGAAGTTCCCGTACAGGCCGGTGATGAATTCGCCCGGTGCCATCGTGCCGGTGAGGGTGAAGTGGACGCCCCCGGCAAAGCCTGTGGCTTCCAGGGTCGAGCAGCCGGTGACCGGGTTGGCGCAGTTGACGCCTCCGCTGAATTCGTGCTGGAACCCTACGGTGACGGCCCCCGCCATGCTGGCGCAGAGGGCCAGGGCGAGGGAGGTGAGAACTTTCTTCATGCGCTACTCCTGAGGTTTAAACGACTGACGGGGGAATTACTGGACCGGGACGCCGACCAGATCGGCGCTGCCGACGCCCTGGG